TGTGGATGAAATGGAGTCTAAACTTCTTAAAGGTGAGGTACCTGAAGTTATTTGGTGTGATAGCATTAAAGATGAAACGCGACCAATGGAAAAGGTAGATAAACCAAGAATTTTTGAAGTGGGCCCCTTACCACATTTAATATTGATGCGTAAATATATTGGATGGTGGGTGAATCACATGTATTCTACATATTTGCATGGTGAATCAGCTGTAGGTGTTAATCCTAATTCGAAGGAATGGACCATTAAAATAAAACAAATGTTGGATAATGGGGTTAATTTTATCAATGGTGATTTTCGTTGGTATGATTCGACATTGGTTTTTCAACTTGCACGTGTACAAGCAAATGTTATTAACAATTTTTACCATGACAAATATGATGTAGTTCGTATTGGCCTAATTTTTTGCGCTATGTTTTCGTATCACTTAATTGGAAATTTAATTGTTTTAATTAGACAAGGAAATCCTTCTGGGTGGTTTTTAACAACTCTGATTAACATTATTGCTAATATGTTTTTTACACGTTATGTCTATCTCAAAACAACGGATTGTGATTTGAGTCAGTATGAATCATTGGTAAACGGTTGGTTTTTTGGTGATGACAATTTGATATCTGTGAATGATTTTATTTTGGATAAATTTAATATGCATTCATTCATCAAGGTTTTAGAACAAGTTGGTATGACCTACACAACACCGGATAAATCGGATTGTGATAATGTACCTCTCTATTATGGTATTGATGAAATAACATTTTTGAAAAGAAAATTCAAATCAGACGGTGATTTATATGTTGCTCAACTTGATAAAAATGTTATATATCATATTCCACGATGGAGTGAATCAGATCCGACAAATATGAAAGATCAAATGAATCGTTTTAATTCTGCATTATATGAAATTAGTAATTATGGTGAAGATGAATTTAATGCTATGCGGAAGAATTTTACCACAATGATAACTGAATTGGGTAGACGTGGGTATGATATCAAAGCTAATGATTTGTTTGAATATGGTTGGTGTCGTCATAATATGTTTGAACAAGATTTTATTGATGTTAGTCAATTGGTACCAGTTGTTAGACCTTATTGTACTGTTGATTATGAGCCTAATGCAAATGAGGAGCAAAAGTGTTTAATATGCAAAAACAAAC